TAAATCCAGTTGATCCTGTAAATCCTGTTGAACCTACACCTGTAGCTCCACTTCCAGTTGCTCCAATAAATCCAGTAGCCCCAATACCTCCTGTACCAGTTGCACCAGTAGCACCAGAGCCAGTGGCTCCTGTAAATCCACTTACACCTGTGGAACCAATACTTCCTGCACCAGTTGCACCAGTTGCACCAGTAGGACCAACCCCACCTGCCAAGTATATACAATATGCTATATCTCGGTTAGTCCCAGATTGCATTGTCCAATTACCGCCACTTATATAGTTTACTTGTAAATTAATAAATGTGGCACCTGGTGTTATAGCAGTAACTTCAAACACAGCAGCACCAGTTGCAACTCCTGAGATGACATTCTCTTCAAATGAAATTAGATCCCCAGTAGTAAGTAGTGATTGTAAGGGATTACCTACACTATTACCAATATTAACTTGAGTCATAGATGACATAAGACCACCACCTGTGTTAGTATCTACAGAATCTAAAGCTGAGCCGGCTAATTGATTAGACCAACTAATCCAACTAGGGTTTGTTTGACTATTTGTACATGAATTACTAATACTCGCTACTCCTGTTGCACCATCAGCTCCTGTTGCACCTGTGGAACCAATACCTCCTGCACCAGTTGCACCAGTTGCACCAATTCCACCACCGCCACCACCGGTTGCATTAATTGTTATTGTATCAGCAACCTCATCAATAACAAAGGTTACATTAGTACCTGGTATTAAATCAACATCGCTTGTTCCACTACCATCAGTTAATTGAACACTAGCACTACCATCAGTATTTTCTAATACAGATAAGTTATATGCAGCAAGAGAAGCATTTTCCCATTGCCCAGTAAAACTATTATATACAATAAGATCATCATCTTGTATATTAGTAATAGTTACATCACTTAAACCACCTAATGTAGAACTTCCTCCACCACCTGCAGCTTCTACATCAACAGTTCCTCTGTATAGATGTCCGTTTGCAGAATTAATCCATAGAGTTCTTTCTGAGGTAGTACCACCACTTACATCATTACATAGCGGTCTATTTGCAAAAGTTGTAGAAGGAAGAACTAATCCACCTTTATCTATATTAACACAACCTACAAAGTAACCAGCCCATGTACCACTATCGGCAATTAGACTTGCTGTAATTGTACCAGCTTGTACATTATTTTGTGTATCTACTACATTAGAATATAATCCAACTCTCTGTGGACTAACTCCTACTCCTACTTGATCTGTGAATGCAATTACTTCCCCAATATTAATTAAGGCGTTTGATTTATTATCAAGTGAAATATTAGATCCGATAAATTTTGTTGCCAAAACAGCAGCAGTACCAGTAGTCTGAATATGACTACCAATATATTGACTATTGGCCTTATCCATCCATTGTAGTATATTAAGACCTACAGCTGTGAAAGGAGTCTTATATTCCAGTCTCATACTGTAACCATTTAATAATGTACCAGAATAATTATGACTTGAAGTAATTCCGGCAGTAGCATAAGTCATTCCAGCTAATGGATTTTCACCCTGAAGACTATAGCTTCCTTTTTGTGAAGTACTCATAGTCCACGTTCCAGTATGTGACTGTAAAGAGAAAGCCCTAAAACTGGATGAAGATTCAAATCTACCTTTCGCTGAATTAGTATTTACTAAAGGAATCTTAAAGCCATCAACTGCTGATACTTCATCAGCTTCCAATTGAGGTATATACAATTCACTATTAGCAGATATACTTAGCGCATCAACAGATAAACCACCAGGAAGAGCACCTATCGCAATATAATAGGATCCATCCGTACCAAAGAAACCACTTCTAGCTTTTATAGTATTATTTAAAGTATGTTGTAATCCAGTCACACCACCTGCTAAAGAATTTCTTAATTCTAATTGATGTTTGTTTGAAGTGTTTGGAATATGAACTCCTGTGTTTAAATCAGAAGATCTATTAAATTGTAAATTACCAGCTGATCCATTTAATCTAACTATTCTATCAGCTGCTAAAATTATTGAACTAGTTGTATATATGTTTTGTTGTCCTAAACTACCTAGTGAAGTTGGTGACCATAAACCAGAACCTGCATTCCATTGTAGAATATCTAAAGAATTTGGAATTACACTAGACACATTGGATAGCATACCAATTAACGGCGCACCATCATTTAAGTTTGCAAGATTAACTTTTGCTTCATTAAAATTATAAACAATATTATCTTGTACATTATTAGTACTAACTGATAATGCAGTACCTGTAGTATTACTTACATCAAATCCTTTAAATTGTAAATTAACACCAGATTTTCCGGCATAAACATCTTGATGACCAACACCTTGGCCTATATTTTGGCCTACATTTATTTCTCCTGGATTGGAAGCTAATGTGTTAATAAGAACAATAGATTTGGAAGCTAGGTTATATTGAAGCTGCATTCCTTGCCCAGCAATAAGATTAAAAGTATCATCACCAACAGTTGATTGCATTAATGCATCATTACCATTTTGTAAAGAACCTGTTGCTTTAGTAGAGTTAACATTAATTTTTCCAAAACTATTAGCACCTTTTACACTAACTTTACCAGAACCTATACCTCCAATGATATCCCATTCAGATGTATCAAATACACCTTGTGTAGTTCTAATATTGGCTCTCCACCAAACTAGCACCTGATCTTCTCCGGTTGTTGTAGGATCATCTACTACTACAGGATGATAAACGATGTTACCTATCTCATATACTCTAGACTCTACCCATGGGTTAGATACCATTTGAAAATTAGTATCAACCTCTGCATTGAATAGTTCTCTTTTTAGCTCAACTCTAAAAAGAATATATTCTTGTAGGTTATTAAATGACGTTGCCATTGATGTTAAATATTTTTTTATTTATTCTTCTTATTGATGTCTTTATTTTGGAGGGTTTTCAACAATGGTTATATCTGAATATGGAAATTGAGATGTATCCCTGCTTGTTGTAAATGCTTCTCTAAATGATTTAAGCCACCAAGTATTTTCTGACCACCCTGGTTCTGCATAACAAGGTGAATAAATTCCAGTAATATAGATGTATTTTAATTCTCTCCAATACTTAACATAATCCGTTACAGCATTTTTGATTAATTGTATTTGTCTATCTATAAGTACCTTTCTTCCTGCATTTCTTTGGCGGTCATAAGCAGATCCAGTTTCTAATGTAAATTTATTTGTAACATCTATTGCTCTAAATTCAGTTGTAAAATCATAAAGCTCACTTTCAGCTAAAAAGAATTGAATAGAAACTAAATCACCTAAAAAACAATTATCTATTGGGATATAGTTTTTATTATAATATGCTTGCATTGCAGCAACATCTGCAAAATCAATATATTCATGCTTTACTCTATCAAAAAAATCAACCTTAATACTTGTACAAGTTATACGATTCTTTTTTAAGAAAATGAAAAAGTCTAAAGCTAATTTAAATGTTATTGCCTCTAAGATCACTGGGATATACTTTTTTTGTATATATTCAGTCTTTGATTAGATGGTAGTCTTTAATTAGAGAATCAATTGTGCCGTGAGTGATTTTACACTGCTTAAAAATTTCTAGGTGATCTTGGTTACGATAATCATCAATCCAATATACATGTTTAAATCCTGCATTAACTAAAATTTTAGTACACATCTTACAAGGCGAAAGAGTTAAAAGTACTATATAATTATTAGGATCATATTCCTTAAACTTAGCAATCATATTTACTTCAGCATGAATAAAACCACTTTCTCCTGGGCTAAGACTATCTTCTTCTGTTCCAGTATTTTCATTAATACCTGCACCGCTGTATGATCCGTTATAGCCAAAGCTTGCAATTTTACTAAAATCTTTTCTTAATGCCATACACCCAACCTTTGTAGTAGATGAATTAGATATATCCCTAATCTGTTTTAAGATAGATGTAAATATATTTAGCTTTATTTGAAGTCGTTGAATTTCGGAATCCATTTGCTCTTAATTAATTTGGCTCTCATTTTTATACCAGGTTCTTTACTTAATGATTTTGCTAATTTAATATTATCCTCATCATCATCAAAAAAGGTAAAGTCATTAAATCCCATTTTTATAAATTTTCTAAATGCTTCCTTTTTTCTTTCAGCAGTTGATCCTTTAAATCCTAATGAAGTATCATTAATAGCAAATATGTATTGAGGATTTATATTAATACCGTTATGAGCTAAAAATTGTTGAATAAGTTTTGAATCATCTCTTGCTGTTATAATACCAACAGCTTTACCTTTTTGGATAGTTCTTTTTAAAATAGAAAATACCCATTCAATAATTTTACCAGCTTTAAGAATATCTAAACTTTGAAAATCTGAAAAGTCCATCTTATCATTTGGTCTTTTCCTAAATGTATTAAATTCTTGTGGAGTAAGTTCAGTAGAAAAACCTGTTTTAGGATTATGAACTTTAATTTTACTGCGAGTAACTACAAGAGTATCATCCACATCAAATATGGTAATTGCATTTCTTTTATTTGCTTCAAATAGCCTCACTTTAAATTTTCCTTTTATTATTTATCAATTAAATATGTATAACACATTAGATGTACTTAAAAAGTGTCTGCGATTAGCAATCCCTTCCGTTAGCATAAACATGTTTTAATACAGGAAATCTTAGTGAATAACCACCGGTTTGATTTTTACTTTCTTCAAAATATTGGATAGTTACAGTTTTACCAATAATATCCTGTGGAGATTCATAATACATTTCTCTTTGTTCTTTAGAGAAACCTGATCCTACATTTACTTTACAACCTTTATGTTCAATTGTAATGTTACTTAAACATTCTCTTTCTACTTGTTTACCATTTTCTGTCCATCGGATAAATGCATTAGTAGTTCCTAAGACAGTATATTCTGCATCATGGAATTTTTTAACCTTTAGTAGATTGTGGCTTCTTTTACCTTCATAGCCTACATTCTTTCTAACCATGATTCCTTCAAATCCTGCTTCTTCAGCTTCTTTAGCCATTTCAGTAAATTGTTCTTCGGTAGTTAATTGTTCTTGTGGTAAGAATTCTAACATATCAGAATTAATATTTACCATTTGTAACTTTTTCTTTCCAATTTCTAATCTAAATGTTAATGGTGTAACTCCAGTTTGATTATCAAATTGTTCTAAGGTTAAATAATCAAATACAAAGAATTTAGGTTTTTCAATTTGATGATCCTTTTTTCTAATCTGTTTCATGATTCCTTGAAAATCTTCATTGCCATCTTTATCAACCATACAGATTTCTCCATCTAAAATAAAGTTACCTGAAATCTTTAGAATTTCATTTTCTAAATTACCTAATGTTAAAAATTCTTTACCACTTCTAGAAAGGAATGTTACTATATCATTTTCTTTTCGGCAAATACAACGAACACCATCTAATTTTCTAGAACCGTACCAGTCTCCACTTTTGAAATCTACTCTTTTTACATTATAAGGATTTGCTAATGCAACCTTAAATGTTGGTATACATCCTGGAATTACTTTGTTAATAGAACTGGTAGATGCACCCATTTTAAGGTCTCTATCAATAATGTTAAAAATCAGATCCTCATATTGTATATTCTCTAAGATAAATCTGTTTACATTTGCAATGGCATTATGCCCTGTACAAACTCTGTTTGCCAAATCATCTAATAGAGTAAAAATGCTACCATAAGTATTTGCATGGCCAAGCAGTTCAGAATTCTTTTTACAATTCTTACTTGTTACATTATACTTCTTATAAGGATTATAAGTGTAATTAAAAATCTTTTGTAAAAATTCACTATCAGAATGTTTCTTAATAGTTTCAATTTTGTAATTACCTGAAGATGAATCGTTCATTTCATTAATGAAGGATTGTAGATAATCGAAGTTGTTTGTTAGTTCAGTCATATTCCGTTTTGTTTAATTTATTATAATATAAATATAATACAATTTTCTCGGTTCTGAACTATAAATTCTTGTTTTTTTCAGAAAGTTATTAACAATTTTAAAACAAATAGTTGTCCCACAAGGGCTCGAACCTCGACTCTTCTGTACCAAAAACAGACGTGTTGCCAGTTACACCATAGGACAATATAATGTTCTTATTTTTTGTCTTTAAGTTTTTCTATTAACTTATCAAATTGTTTTGAGCTTAAACCTTGGTGCTTTGATGATGCAAAAGGTTTCCACTGTACAATGATAGCTAATAAAAATACACTTCCTACGAAATGCCAAAATGATGAAAATATAAATTCTAGTAAGTTCATGTTGATTTATTAATTATATGGAATAAATGAAAAGAGTTTAAAATTCAGTATCAAAGAAAAATGTTTGAAATAATCTACCATCATATTTGTCAGTTCCAAAATACTTTAATGAAGTGTGAAACATATCACCTTTGTATAAAATTAATCTATTATATATGGGTGCTGTCATTGCAGTCATTTCCCATGCGCTCTCATTTCTTGCATCTGCATTAACTCTATCCAAACCTTTTTTGTCATAACTACCATCCTCAAGCCTTGGTGCACGATCCCAACCAGTTTCTTTATGTCTAAATAAACCAGTGCCGCCAGTTGAAGGTGCATTAGGTGTTAAATATAGAACACCTGCCCACATTGTAGTTTGGTCCGCATGAATCCAACTAGTATTTTTTGCTGTAGTATATTGAAATGCAGTTGTATAGTCATCACCGAAGTATGTAATTTCTCCACCATGAGTTCGGATTATTCTTTGTATAACTTCTTGACAATCCCAATGATGAACAGGATCAGTTCTTTGCCCAGGGAAATTACCCTTAGTTCCAAACTCCTGCGCCAATGCGTATTTTCTTACTTCATCAGGTTCATTATAAAAGTTGTCTGTTATTATTAAACTTGTATTCATAGTTATTTATTTTTTTATTTATTCATACTTTAATGGATAGTACTATCTTCATCTGGTGTAGCATTTATAAATAGCATTGATTTAAGTCTTTGTAAATTAGTGCATTTTTCATATGCTTCAATTTCCTCAAAATACTTAATCATCTTGTCAATACTATTTAATTTTACTTCAATAGAATCTTTTCTTTTTAAAACAGAACTTGGACTTTGCATCATTACATGATATGATAAATCCATAAATTCATTATAGTCAGTTTGTTCTAATGTTAGTAAAAGACTTCTGATAAAATCATCACTAAAACCACTCCCACTATTACTCTCCATTTCTTTTATGTTTATTTTTTATTTTCTCAATTAACTTTTTATCATCATCATCTAAGTTAGTAGGTATATCAACCATTATACTTATCAGTAAATCAGAAAACTTATTTTCTTGTTTATATACAGGAAATCCTTTTCCTTTAACTCTTAATACTTTACCATTTGGTGTTCCTGGTGGAATTGTAAATGTTATAGTTTTATCAAAACAACTTATAGAATCTTTACCTCCTAATATTGCATCATACATGGTTATATTTTTAATTGTATGTAAACCTTGATTATCCACAAAAAAGTTATTATCATTTATAACTTCGATTGTCATAATAAGATCTCCACTTAATTCTTCTGTTTGGCCTCTTTGCCCTAAACCTTTTAATCTTAATTTTTGACCACTCCTTATTCCAGCAGGAATATCAATATTTATAGTTTTCATTCCTATGCTAACTGCTCGGGTTGTACCATAATATGCATCAGCTAAAGTTATTCTTAAAACTCCTGTCGTGTTTCTTCCTCTTTGATTATAACCGTATCTTTGATTGAATGCTCCACTGAAATTTTGATTCCTAAGTAAATCTTCAAACATACTTTCATTAAAATCTCCACCAAAGCCACCGCCAAATGGATTAGCTTCTCTTTGGTCATACTGAGCTTTCTTTTGTGGATTTCCTAAAGTTTCATAAGCATCGGCTACTTCTTTAAATCTTTCTTCATTACCACTCTTTTTATCAGGATGATATTCTTTTGCTAATTTCCTATAAGCCTTTTTAATATCATCAGCTGATGAAGATTTATTTATTCCTAATATAATATAAGGATCTTTCATTATTTCCAAAGAAGTTGTATACCAATTAAACTACATGCTATGAATAATGATACTACTGTTTTTGTTGTAATTCCTTCACCAAGAAAAAACCATGTTAAAAATGTAAATGAAATAATACCAGAACCAAAGGCAATAAATCTACCAGGCCACAATAAGCCATCATAATATTCAACCATAAACTTAGTACCATATATTAATATGTAACTAATTGCAGTACCAAATAAAACTGATACTGTAAATGGGTTCTTTTTAAACCAAGGCCATACAAATTGTCCATTTGTTTGAAACCATATTGCAGCTTGCCCAGTAAAGAACAATGCAAATGCTAATATTAATTTATTCATCTATATGATATTTATAACCCATCCTACTCATATGATCCATGTGGCCTT